GTCGAGATGAATCATCTACGGAAGCGGAGAGGGTGGAGTTTGGGTTTGCGCTTGAATCGGTCATTCTGGACTATTTTACGACTGGATGGGACGCGTCCTATCGTAAGAATTGTCTATTGTCAAGACCGAGTAAAGGCACTTGCCTGGAGGGGATGTCGTCGAGGGAGGTGCTCGAGTCCGAGGTGGACTACGAGACATGGTTGCACCGTGTTCTCGATGGTATGGGAGTTCAACAGACTGCGACAGGGAGAAAAGTTGTTGTGTTGCTTGACTCAGGGAAGACTAGAACCGTTACGATAGGTTCCGCCCAGACGAATCAGCTTCGCGCGTTGCACTTAACGCTCTACGATGCTTTGATTCGAACAGGTGTAGTTCTGAAGGGGTCAGCGACAGCGCCAGTAATGGCACAACGGTTTTCTCGCCACGTCGGGTCTGGATCGGAGAAGTTTTGCTCGGGTGACTACACGGCCGCAACGGATGACTTCACGTTGTGGCGCGGAAGAGGAATGCTTCGGGGCATAAGAATATGCAGCCGATTCATACCGTCAGAGATATGGGACCTAGCGGAGTCCTTGTTTGCAGAGGGGGAGTTGATGGACAAGGACGGGAAAATTCTCGGAGAGCGGAAGACGGGTCAACTGATGGGAGACTTGATGAGTTTCCCTTTGCTGTGTCTGGCAAACCTGGTGGCCTTTAGGGGCGCGATCGGGTCAACTGTTGCGCGGTGTATCGAGAAGCGCGGGGAAGTAGTTATCAACGGAGATGATATCGTGTTCAGAGCATCACTCGTGAAGATCGACCGCTGGAAGAGCGGCGTAGCGAGGTTCGGACTAACGCTATCTCCTGGGAAGACGCAGGTACATGAACGCGTTTTCTCCTTGAATTCTACATACTTCGTCTGGTCGAGTCGGAAAGGGAAGTGCGAAGGAGATGATCGACATGGTCACGTAACTCTCGCACCTTTAGTGCGTTCGAAGACTTACTTCAAAAAGTGTTCTTTGCTTTGGGCGAAGATTAAAGGACTGAAGTCCACACTGGGTCGTAAGGCACGAAAGGTGGTGAGGTACGTATTGGGTAATCACTCGATACTCTTGAAGCATGGGGTCCCGCCAGGATGTTCTCCTGGTTTGAAGCTTCAGCAATCCGGCTCAGTCCCCACAAAGGGTGACTGGAAGAAGTATTTAAAGGAAACGAG